TGTGCAGTGCTTGTTAAAGCAAATTTGAATGCCTTACCACTTACTTCATCCAATGGAGAGCCAGTATACTTAGGCAATAGCTCAATAACCTTAGACTTAAGAACAACATCGTTGCCTTTGTTATCTTTAACTGTAGTTTCTTTTGTTACAGTTGTACCTATGATGGTGCATGATATCTGTTCTTCTGCTTCAAGAACAAATAATCTACCGTCTGTCAGTGAATTTTCCATAATTGTCAATATTTTTTAGTTCGACTTTTTAGTATTAAACGTACCAGGGGGTACTTTCTCGCGAGTAGCTGACAGGGGGGCTTGATGTGGGGTAGTATACGAGTTTTAATGCATGTCTATACTCAAGTATACGAGTTTTAATGTATATCTATACCCAAGTACATGAGCTTTGGTATACACAGTATGCAACAAGTAACCTAAAGTAACGTATATGTATATAAAACAAGTTAACATGGAACTAAGTGAAACAGACTATTGGGAATTACAGAGGCTACTACAACGTGAAAGGAACAGGGTTAATAGGTGGTATAATGTAGTTAGGGGTATGAGCACATTTGTTAGAAATATATACTTAAGGATGATAGGTAAGTATAATTATTAAATTATTTTAAAAATATATGGAACAGGATGTAACCTAGCAGTAATTTAATTCGTATGTATAAGTAGTAACTTATATAGTTACACTTTTTACTTATAGTTTTACTTAATAGTGTTACTTAATAGTGTTACTTTATTAGTTAATTCGCCTAGTATAAATGTGTACATACTATAATGAGTACAATCGAACAGGATATAGTAGAGATGAGGGAGTGGTTTAACACATATGTACTGTGTAGTAAAGAGGCTTCACAGAAGTTCTTAGTAGAACTAGGTTCACATAATATAGACGGTACATTAACAGATAATTATAAAGTATAAGGTATAGTACACGTAACGTACTAAATATAGTGCTAGGTGTGGGGGAGGTTAGAACTAACTCTACACCTTTTTTATTTGTATATATTGTAACATTTATTTAGCACTTGCGTATTAAGGGTATGAATTATACAGAACAATACAATTATATGATTTTACATCCTACCCCTGTAGAGGAAAAGGAAGGGTGTAAAGGTTATAGGGGATTACCTATTAGACTAGGTATAGATGATTTAAAGTCTATATATGCTTGGCAAGGTAATTCTCAAGGGGATGAGTCAGTTACAAATGATACAAAAGAGGGACTTGCTTCGGGTGGTTGGATGTCTTTTGTATTCGATGGTATTGGTAAGTACGATCAGAAAGCTATAGATGCGGAGTCTGCACGTAGGTAGAAATGCAATGAAGATTATATTGCTATTTTAAAAGCAAATAATTCTTATGGTAAACCTACTGAAGGTTTCACAATATATATTAAACCGTTTCCTTTATTTGATAACCCACAAGTTTATAGTAAAGGTAAAGAACAATATAGAATGATATTAATAGATTTTAATTAAAAAAATAATATGGAAGATAGTAAATATTATACACCAAACATAAGTGAATTTTATCCATGTTTTGAGTATGAAATGAAGGAACGTTTTATGGACGGGGTTGTTAAAACACAAAAACAGTTTGATGAATCTAATTGGATATCTTGTATATATACTTTAGGAGAAGGTCCTTATTTAGAAAGAACTATGTTTGGAAATAATCCACACAGTCATCCTAGTGCAATTAGAGTTAAATATCTAGATAAAGAAGATATTGAATCATTAGGGTTTAAATATTATGGTACTAGAAATTACCATACTTTAAATGGTATAGAAGAGTCTGGATTTCTAAAGAAACTTGAAGATGATTCAAATGTATATATTAAATGTTTTCTAGATAAAGATGATAAAGTTACAAGTCAATTAGATATTACTTCTACAGATGTGTTTACTTATGATACTAGTACACCATGGGATGCATACTGTGAAGGAGGATGTGGCCCATCTGCACAACAGATAAGAATTAAAAATAAATCTGAATTAAAAGTATTATTAAAACAATTAGGTATAGATGAGTAAAGATTGTACATATAACGATGATTTAGGTAATCAGATTTTACCTAAAAAACACTTAATAAGGGTTACTCTAGGAAAATACAAAGAACATTCGATTGAAAACCCAGAAAGAAACTTAGTATTTATTGATGACAAACCTTTGGAGATATTATATAGTCAATTTGAATTTATAGTCAATACTAAACATACCTGTAATGAAGAAGATGATGGGTTTATAAAAGATTTACAAGATTCTTTAGAAAGAATAAAAGGAACAAAGGGTATAACATCAATTTCAATAAGAGTGTATGAATAAAGAATTGATGTTTAGTAGCAAGAACCAGGAATGGGAGACTCCAGCAGATTTGTTTAAAATGTTGGATATGGAGTTTAATTTTCAAGTAGATTTAGCCGCTAGAGACTGTAATACTAAGTGTAAAAGGTACTATGGAGGTTCCTATATGGTAGGGATAGGAGACTCATTAATAGTAGATTGGGCGTTGGCAAACCCAGACTGCTATTGTTGGCTTAATCCTCCTTATGGCCGAGGTATAATTGACTGGGTTAAGAAATGTGATGAAGAAGCACAGAAAGGTGCAAAGATAGTTGCTTTACTTCCGGCTAGAACAGATACTCTTTGGTTTCATAATCATATTTATAGGAAATATGAAACAAGATTCCTTAAAGGTAGGATTAAGTTCTTAATGGATGGGGTACAGCAAGATGCTGCTCCTTTCCCAAGTATGATTGTAGTATTTGAAAAGAAATAAGGTATGTATGAAAAATAGAGAGTATAGTACCAAAGACTGGTTAAATCCTATTAGTAGTTATGCAACCAGTTATATAAGTTGCTTTGATGGTAATATTACATACCATGATGGTATACATAGTAGTACATTCATATCTATAGCGGATTGTAATAAATCTATTACTATTCATAAAAATGAACAAGATACTTTAGTAGAGTTTATAAGTAAGTTAAAAATAATAGAGAAAGCTATTAGTAATTACATAATATACTTACAAGATGATAACGGAAAATAAATACTATACACCAGATATAACTGAGTTTCATGTTGGGTTTGAATATGAAATTAACTCAACAGGGGCTGATGTTGCTGCCTACATAAATTTTAATAAGTTAATAGTAAAAGATAGTAAAAGATTTTGGAGTAACCTTATGACTGATTGGAATTGCATAGAAGAAGATGGAAGTAGAGATTTATGGTTAAGCAAATATAGAGTTAAATACTTAGATAAAAATGATATAGAGAGCGTTTTAAATATAAAACCATTCTTAGGAGGTTCTTATGTTTTTGAAAAAGATTGTAATTTTAGACCGGATTGGTTAACAGGAGTTTACGTTTCTAAAATTAGAATATATTTTCATCCAGAAAATACTTGGGTAAGAATAGAATATTTAATTGAAAAAGAGTGGGAAAAGTTCTTTGAAGGGTCTTTAAAGAATAAGAGTGAATTAAAAAATTTATTAGTATGGTTGGGTATTACACACCAAGTATAGAAGAGTTTAGAGTTGGTTTTGTATATGAGATAAAGGAATTTATTAATGGAATTCCTAGTTGGAAATCTAATATAATTAAAAATCCTAGGGAAATTAATCAAGTAGATGTTTGGTTAAAGGAAGTAAAAATGGATGGTACTCAGATTAGGGTTAAATATTTAGATAAAGAAGATATAGAGAGTTTAGGTTACAAAATTATAAAAGAAAAGTTCTCTTTTGATACGGAATATGAGAAATGGTACACATTTATTATTGATAATAATGAGGATACCCTTGGTAGAAAATTATATCTTAGTTATCATTTAGGATATTTTTATAATTATGAAACTGGTGAAAAGATAAGAAGACTAACAGAAATTTCTATTAAATGGAAAAAAGAAAATATTAGTTCTTTAGAAGATATAAATAATATATATAATTTATTTGCAGGGGAAATAAAGAATCTTAGTGAACTAAAAGTATTAATTAAACAATTAGGAATTGAATAAATATATAAGAATAGAACAAGCGTTAGATAGAGTTTATCTACTATATATAGACTCTTCAGAAAAACTAAATAATAAGGTATTTACTGACAGAGCTCCTAAAGATATTATAGACAAAGTAAAGCAGCAAAAGAAAGATTCTTTACTTAAATTACAAAGTTTAACAGATGAGTATTATAGATTAATTGCAGATATGTTAGATAGGGTAAATAACATAAGTAAAAATAAGTAATATATATATATATGAAAATAGTAGATTATAATACTTTCATAAGTATGCCTAAAGGAACTTTATATTCCAACTATGCACCCTGTTATATGTCAGGATTAAAGGTTAAAGATGATACTATTAACGAAGGAAAAGATTGGTTTTACTACGACATGCTAGATAATCCAGACCAGCATTATAAAGATGAGTATTTACAATATTTTGATATAATAGCCAAAATGGAGCATGGAGAGTCTATCCCAGCAGATTTTTATATATTAGAAAGAGATGGGATGTTTGATTATGAACGTTGTTTTGTAATATACGAACATAAAGATATAAAAGAGTTTATAGAAAAATTAAAAGAACTTATACATGAATGAATTATTATTAACCGCACTATCACAGTATGGTATAAAAGAAATAACAGGTTCTAGTCATAATCCTACTATACTTAAGTATTTTAGTGAAATAGGTCATGAATGGGTTAAAGATGATGAAACTGCTTGGTGTAGTGCTTTCATTAACTGGTGTACTTTAAAAGCAGGTTATGAACGTAGTGGTAAACTTAATGCCAGGTCTTGGCTCGATTTGGGTACAACACTAGATATTCCTACTCTAGGTTGTGTAGTAGTAATGTGGCGTACCACTAAAGACTCTATGTATGGTCATGTTGGGTTGTATATAGGTGAGGATAAAGACTATGTGTATGTGTTAGGCGGTAACCAAGGTAACGAAGTAAACATAAGTAAATTCCCTAAGTATAGGGTATTAGGTTACAGAAATTTAAACAAAGTATAATGAAACATAAACGTCAACCTTACGTAATAATATGTACAGTATGCGATCATGTATATAACTACGATGACCACTGTGTATGTCCTTACTGTGGACAGTACCAGTACTACTTGACTAATAATAATATATATGGGTAATTATAATGTTAGGGTTGTTGTGTTTAAAGACAGTAGTAAGGTAGTATCTACTGTGTATAATGTTACATATGGTGTAGAATCTTATGATAAGATAGTTGAGAAAACTACAGGTAAGCTATTTAACTTACTACATATTTTTACATCTAAATCAGATGTTTCTGACGATGTATATGCAAGATTAAAAGTTAATTTAAATTAAAGTATGAGTAAATTATTATATATAAAAGATAATATACCAGATTTATCTTTAGAATTTGGTGATATATTAGAATATAATGAAAAAACAGGTATGTTTACAATGGGTAAAAAAGGGTGTATTGAAGACACTAATTACCAAGTAAACTCTACTAAAACAGTAGAATTAGATTATGCTACTGCAATTGATATAATAACAGATAACAAAGCTTCTATAGAGGAAGTAAGTAATAAAGAAGTAGCTGATTTTAAAGATACTTATAATAAAATAGAGGAAAAGATAGGTTTAGAAGACCTTAATATTAAACTAAACACTATATTAAATAAATTAGATAGGATAAATACTACTAATTTTGGTAGGTTAAATTCAATAAGGAGAATTTTTTAATGGAGTATACAATAAATAATTTCACGGCTGCTAGGAATATAGTTATAGTACAGCCAGGTAATTTTAAGGAACTTACTGTAAAAAACACTGTACCTGATAAAGAAAAAAATAAAGGTAAGAAGCCAGAAGAAGTTCATGAAATGAAGGAAATTGAAGAACAGATTAGATGCGCTTATAGGGTTGGAACAATACTATCTATAAATAATAACGATGCTGAGTCATTCGGTTTTAAAATAGGGGATAATGTTGCTTACATAGATAAGAATGCTGTAAAATTTGACTTGTTGGCAAAGAATGGTAATGACCAGGAATGCCCTGTAATTATAATGCCATATAACATAGTAGCTATTGTAAATAAATAATAAGTAAAATGGAAAAAGTAAAAAAAGTAGTAGAAAAAGGCAAGAAAACTTTAAGTAAAATAGATAAGAAAAAAGCAGCAGCTGCCTTGAAACAAATAGAAGATTCTGCTTTACTAGAACGTATAGAGCAAGTAGCTAAGTTAGCAGGGTCCCCTTCTAAACATAGTAAAATATTGCATACAGTATGGTTTATACTTATTGTTTCTTTAGGTGCTATATTTGAAACATCCACACCAAGTACACCAGTTGTTGTACAGGAACCTACTGTGGTAGTTGGGACAGATACGTTAACAGTGTCACAAGCAGTTTTACAACTAGAAGAAATAATCAACACTTTAAAAGAAACTAAGTAATGGAAGAAAATAATGCCCAAGCAGCAACTCCAGAAACAGCTGCAACAGAACAAAAAATTCAAGGACGTAAATTACCTTTTGGTAAAGACGTAGAAGTATACAGACAGTTTGAATACGCTGACGTGTATATATGGTGTAGCAAATGTGGTTCTGATATACGTGCTGGTGGTACGTTAGAAAACGTTCAGACAGCTCTACATATAGATGCTATAGGTGCAGATAGTCATAGTCTTATGGCAATGGCTTGTCCAGTATGTGGTAATGTAATAGCATTACACTTTAAGGAAGCTCTTAACCCGCCTTCAAAAGAGGAAAAGGGAGTAGAAAATAATGAAGAAGGTAAAGATAATACGTCTATTGACGACGCTGTAGAAGTTAATTAATTGTATATGGTTTTTCTAGCTAATGCAACCTCTGATAATGTTATCAAGTTATATTTAAAGGTAATTAATAGTTTATTAAATTTAACTCATAGAGAGTTAGATATACTAGAAACTTTTGTTTTACTAGATATAAATTGGACTGATAATAGATATAAAAATATCATAGATGCCTTTTGTAGAAAACATGTTATGAAACAAACATATATAATTAAAGCTAACTTAAGCAAATGTATTAAAATCTTTAAAGAAAAGAATATACTAGTAGAACACGAGACAGGTATGTGGTCTATAAACCCTTCACTGTTGCCTAGTAATTTGTTTAAAGACGATAGTATTAATATAGAATTTACAATTAAAATAGAAAAATAATATGATAGAATATACTCCCGGAGATATAATCTTAGTAGGAAGTGGTAGTTTCTTATCTAAACAAATAAAAGCTTACATGAAAGCTTATAACAAGAAACTAGGTTATCCTAAGATTGGGGATTATTATAGTCATGCAGCTATGATAGTAGATATGTGGGGAAGATTGTATGTTGCCGAAGCTTTAAAAGACGGCATTACACTGGCTCCACTAGACGACACGTACTTAAATAAATTACAGACAGATACTGTAAATATCAGAGTACTTACTCCGAAGAAAGCATACAGTAAAACAGAACAAGAAGAAGTATCTAAAATAGCAGCTGCTTTTGCATTAACTCCTACTAGATATGACTTTTTAAATCTCTGGTATCAGATTAAAATGATACAAGAAACTACTAAGACAGATGAGAATGGTGAGAAATGGATAGGACCTAAAGGTAACCGTGCTGAAAAGAGGTTATATTGTACCGAAGCTGTAGCTACTTGGGCTAATAGAGTTAGACCAGATACGTTTAAAGCTCCTTGGGCTACTAATCCTGTGGATGTAGAGTTAAACAAGTACTATAAAGTAAAGTATCCTTCTACTGATGGAACTAACAGCTAATGATATAAGTCATGCCGAAATAGTTAAAATAGTAGCTAGTACACTTAACATAGATAAAAGGGTGGTTGACGTTTCTTGTCGCCACCTTTTTCAATTTATATCAGAGTGTTTTAGAGACACTAATAACATAAACCCTATACGTGTTAGGTATTTAGGCATTTTCGCTATACGTGGTGGTCTTAAAAAGAAGTAAGAATATAATTACTATAACTTACTTAGTAACTAATTCATAATTTAACTGTATTTTATATAAAAGGATTGTTAGCAAGATCTCCATCTGGAGATACGATGTATTTTAAAGAGTTATTATATGTTTACAATAATGCATCCTCTCAAGAAGAACCTAGGTATGCAAATATTAGAATGCGTCATAACGTAGTAATTGATAGTGATTTAAGTTTATTATGGGAATGGTAATATATGAGTAAATTGTTTGATATAGTAAAGAACGAAGTAAGATTAAATCCTGATATAATAGCAATACCCGCACTAAATACTTTATGGGAAAGAGATACCAGTAGAAATAAAATAAACGCTAAAAAAGAGTTATCTTATATTGTGTTTTTAGCAGATTTTAAATCCCCTTATAGGGATTTGTTTTACAAGGATAGAACTACTGTAGTAAAGGATGATGTATTTGGTAAAAGAAGTTCTTGGGTACCTGATGAAAGTGTACTTGCGGCAATAGAAAAATACAAACAATTACAAAAAACTCCTACGATGTATCTACTTGAGTCTGCTGAAGAGGCTGTTGACAAATTAGCTTCTTACTTCAGAACTATAAACTTTGATGAAGTAGATGATGTAGGCAAGGCTGCAAAAGACCTGGCAGCTAGTGTTATAGCTGTTGGTAACATACGTAAATCACTTACTTCGTTAAAACAACAAGTAGAGAGTGAAATATCAGATAATAACTCTAGGGGTGGTAATGAAATATATTACTATGAAAACCCAGAAAGTGTACAAAATCTTAAATTAAAATAATGGTAATCAAACGTTCAATTTTAATAAGACAGGCTGAAAAATCTGGCGTGATAGATACTGAAACATATATAAGTAGATTGTTAAAACTACATCCTGATATTGAAATAGAAAATGACTTAAAGTATAGTTAATGCAAGAAGATGTTTATACATTAGATATACGAAAATTTAAGAATACTGATAAATTCAGAGAGGCATCCATACACTTTGAAAAGTATGGGTATTATACCTCTGCACCAAGAGGTACTACTGCTTACTATGAGTATTGGGACGAAGAAACTAGAAGGTGTTTATATGGTTACGAAGCGAAAGATGGAGAATCTGTAACAGGTTATCATTACTTTTACTTAAATTATTGTAAAATATCTAAATCAGAGATAGACCCTATTACTAGTAAACCTGTGAAAATAATGGGGTTTCCTAAGTTCTACGATTATGACTATACTTTTTTTAAAACAGTAGAGGAAGCAGAAAGACAAGGAAAACATTTATGTGTACTTAAAGCACGTCGTAAAGGATACTCCTATAAGATAAGTGCTATGCTTATTAGGAATTACTATCTTATACCTGCTTCAAATTCATTTGCATATGCTTCGGAAAAAGAGTTTTTAATCAAAGATGGTATATTAACTAAGGCTTGGGATTACTTAGATTTTGTAGATGAAAACACAGCGTGGTCTAAAAAACGTCAAAAAGTAGACCAGATAATGCATAAGAGAGCTTCTTATGTGTATGATATTGATGGTGTTAAAACAGAAGGCGGTTTTAAATCAAACATAGTAGGTGTAACTTTAAAGAATGACCCCCAAAAGGCAAGGGGTAAAGCTGGTAAATTGATTATATTTGAAGAGGCTGGTAAATTTCAAAACTTAAAAGTTGCATGGAATATAGCAAAATCTTCTGTTGAACAAGGTTCTGACGTATTCGGTTTGATGATTTGTTTTGGTACAGGCGGTACAGTAGGTTCTGATTTTGAAGGACTGAGAGATATATTTTATGAACCAGGTGGTTATGGTTGCTTAAAAATAAAAAACATATGGGATGAAGGTGCGCAAGAACCTTGTGGATTTTTTGTTCCAGACTATTACAATTATGGCAATGAATACATGGACAGTGAAGGTAATTCACTAGCGTCAAAAGCCATGAAAGTAGAACTAGATAAAAGAAGAGATATTATAAGTACAGCTACGGATAGGTCTACAATAGATAGACATATAGCTGAACATTGTTTTACTGGACAGGAGGCTACTTTACAGTTAACAGGTAATATCTTTCCAAAAGAAGAAATAAAAAAACACCTTGCTTATATTAGAAATACACAATCTATAAGGAATCAGAAGCAAGTAGGAAGACTATACTATGACGATAACGGATTACTCTCTTGGGAGCCGTCTGAAAAACCAAAAGACCTTACAAAATACAGATTAGATAAAGAAACTGATAGGTCTGGAGAAATAGTTATATGGGAACATCCTATAGATAATCCACCTTATGGTTTGTATATTTCGGGTATAGACCCTTATGACCACGATAAATCTCAGACAGATTCCTTGGGTAGTACTTTTATATACAAACGTTTTCAAGATTTTGAGTCTTATTACGATATGATAGTAGCAGAATATACTGGTAGACCAGAAACTGCTGATGATTACTATGAAAATGTAATGAAGTTATTGAAGTATTATAATGCAAAAGCCTTGTATGAAAATGAAAAGAAGGGTTTATTTCAATACCTAACTACTAAAAATTGTGAATATTTATTAGCAGACCAGCCTGATATAATAAGTGATATTATACAAGTTTCTAAAGTACAACGTAAAAAAGGTATTCACATGAACCAACAAATTAAAGACTGGGGTGAAATAAAAATTAAAGAATATTTACTTGAAGATAGAGGGGATGGTAAATTGGGTTTACATACAATACTTTCAGAACCTTTGTTAGAGGAATTGATGTTATATAATGACAAGGGAAATTTTGATAGGGTGATGAGTTTTATGATGGTTATTATATATAGGCAAGAGTTACATAAGGTTCATATAAAAAATAAAGAAGAGGAAGTATTCAACAACTTGATATTTCCTGACGGGGTTTACATAGAAAATAGTTATAAAAATTTATACGAAGATGAGTATTAATAAAGGTTCTCTATTTCCAATACAAATGCTTCCTTTATCTAAAAAGGATAAAAACTGGAGAATTAAGTGTATAGATGCTTTAGTATCTAGACATAAACGTAGAGACGAAAGACACTCACGTATGAAATTAAGTTATAATATACTTAATAGTAAGTTTGACATGCGTGATTTTAAGTATGTAGTAGATCCTTTCAACGTTAGTGAAGGATTTCCTGCAAAGATACAAAATATAAATATAATACGTCCTAAGATAGAACACTTAAAGGGCGAGTTTATAAAAAGACCTAAAAATTGTTACGTATTTCAAACAGATGAACGTGCTGTAGAGACTATGATTGATAAAGAAAAAGAAATGCTTTATCAAGCTTTTCAAGCATCTCTAAACATTCAAGATGAGTCTAAGGCTTCAGAATATCTTAAAACCAGGTTATCAGAGATAAAATCTTTCATGTCTAGTAAATATTACTGTCCGGCTGAACAAACAGCCAATGCCTCTTTAAAATACTTAAAGGAGTTGTTAGATATGGATAGAATATTTCTTACTACCTTTGAGGATGCGCTTGCGGCAGGAGAGTCCATACATTACGTAGGAATTAGAAATGGAAATGTTATAGCAGAACGTGTTAATCCACTTACAGCAAGTTACGATAGAGACCCTAATCTAAGATTTATAGAAGATGGCGAGTGGTTTGTTAGGGAAATGTTAATGACTACTACAGAAATACACGACGAGTTTAAGAAGATATTAGACGAAAAAGACTATAAAGCCTTACAGGATAGAACATCAAATGACACAGCTGCTGTAAGTAGTGCTAGTAGTACCGGTTCTAATATCAATACTAAATATATTGAGTATGTAAGTGATTATGGTTTAAATACACTTGATTGGGTAGAGGACAATCGTAAAGGAGCTTTAGTTACAGTTTATCATTGTGTATGGAAAACACAGAAAAAAATAGGTTATCTTACTTATCAAGATGAAGAGACTGGAGAAGTGGTCACTACAATAGTAGATGAAACTTATAAAAAACAAGATAACGAAAGTATAGAATGGGATTGGATTTCGGAGATATGGGAAGGTTACAAATTTTGGAATGATATTTATTCTGAAATAGGTCCAATAGCCTATCAAGGAACTACTATGGAATCTCCCAATGCTAAAAAGTTACCATTTATAGGTGCTCCATTTAGTACAAATAATACTGATGGAAAGTCTTTAGTAGAGATAATGAAACCATTACAGTATTTCTACTTGATAATAATGTTCAGATTAGAACAGGCTATAGCAAGAGATGCAGGTAAGGTTATTCTAATGGATATCACACAGATACCAAAATCACAAGGTATAGAACCTGATAAATGGTTACATTATTTAAAGTCAATTGGAGTAGCGTTTGTTAACCCCTATGAAGAAGGTTGGAATATACCAGGTAGAGAAGGTGGTAAACCTTCTGTAATGAATCAGATGACTAGTTTAGACCTATCAATGTCTAATGTTATTAATGAGTATATAATGCTTATGAATAAGATAGAGGAGATGATAGGTGAAATATCAGGTATTACAGAACAACGACAAGGACAGATAAGTTCCTCAGAGTTGGTTGGTAATGTACAAAGATCTATAGTACAATCATCTCATTCAACTGAACCAATATTTAATTTGCAGGAACGTATTATAAAAAATGTATATACATATATGTTAAACACTGCAAAATTTGCATGGCGTAATTCAGATAAGAAATATATAAACTATGTATTAGACGGACCTTCTAGGACTTTTATAAATATAACAGAAGATTTTCTTTACTCAGATTACGATGTATTTGTATCTAATTCTTCTAAAGAAGGTGCTGCTATAGATGCTTTAAAAGGGTTATATCAGCCAGCTATGCAAAACGGAGCTACTTTATTAGATATAGCTACTATATTAAACTCAGATAATTTGTCTGATATTAAGATGAAGTTGGAAGAGATTGAAAAAAGAAGAGAAGCAAATATGCAAGCAGTTGCTGAAAAAGAACAGGCTACTTTGGACTTTGAAAATAAATTAAAGTTAGATGCTAATCGTATTCAAGAAGAAGATTCTATAAGAAAAGCAGAGACTTCCATTCAAACAGCTTTAATACAAGCGAATAGTAATAATAATACATCAGAACTTCCAAAACTAGATTTGCAGAAACAAAAAATACAACAAGATTTTGATATTAAAAATAAACAGTTAGAAGAGTCTTCAAGACACAATAAAGAATCTGAGAAAATTAGTAATAAAAAAAGTAATAGTAATAAATAATGAGTACACCTAATATTAAAAAGCCAGGTAATGTTAATACTACTATTTCTGTAGACACAAAGTCTGTAGAAAAACGAGTTAGTCCTGCAATAGAAAATAAATTAAACAAACAAATAGAAATAGAATTTGGTGCTTCTCAACTATACAGAGCAGCTGCGGTATGGTGTGATTATAATGGTTTATTTAACCTATCTAAATTTTTAGATAAACATGCTGGCGAAGAAATGGGTCATATGGATAAAGTTAAAGAGTACTTACTAGATAGAAATTGTTTACCTGTAATACCAGCAGTACCACAACCAATAACACAATTTACAGATATTTTAGATGTTATAAGAAAAGCTTATGAACATGAAAAATTTGTAACTTCAACATATGTAAGTTTAGCAGATGATACTATCTCTTCAAAAGACTTTGTTACTTTTACTTTTATACAGTGGTATTTAAAGGAACAAATAGAAGAAGAAGTTATATTTGCAAATTTAATAGATAGAATAGAATACATGACTAAGCACGGGTTAGGGCAGATTGAAATCGACAGTGACCTTGATGAAGTTATAGGATAATTAATAATATAGTTTTATGGATAATAAAATAAACACATTTGGGGATTTTAGTAGTATTTCAAATTTTTTATCTAAAGATACTGAATTACCAAAGGATCTGGATGTAGACGGTAGTGACCCTATTGTGAACCCTCCAATAGAAGACGATGACCAGGATGTAAAAGACCCTTCTAGTATAGAAGATGGTACAAAATCTAAAACTGATGATAATGTTGGTAATGAAGTAAAAGACATTACGGATTCAAATACGATAAAAGTAAAAGTAGGAAATGATACTAAGTTTGTTGACCCTTCTGACGTAATTACTGATGAGGGAGACGCAAAGCAAAACAATAACAATAACTCTGGTTCAATAGATTCTAAAGATACTTTGAGTGTAGTAGAACCAGAACTTGCTGCTTATATGCAAGAAAAGTTATATGAAAAGTTTGGATGGGATTTAGAAGAAGGAGACTCTAAGTTCGATTCTTTTGATAGTATTGTTGAATTTGTAGACCAATTGGTGGCTACTAATTCTAAACCTGAATTTGCTAGTACTGAATTAGAAACACTTAACGAGTATATAAAGAATGGTGGTGATATAGAACATTATTTGAAGTCTAGATACGCAGGTAATGTTGATTTAAACAAATTAAACCTGGATGATAAAATATCACAACAGTTAGTTCTAAGAGAGTATTTTAATAAGCAAGGATACAGTCAGGATAAGATTGAAAAAAGGTTGAGAAGTTACGAAGAGACCGGACTT